GAAGGACTCATATTAATATTGTAATGATACTCCTCTTATTCTAGCTTCTTTACTTCCACTAGCTTGATTAGCAAATTCTATTTTGTATTTAAGCTGAGTTCCAGCAGTAACAGATAAGTCATTTACTTTTGCCATCTTAATTCCAGTAGCAAAATCTGGTAAAGCTGTAAGTGTAGCAGTAGAATAATTAGAACCACCATCTGCTGAAAGTTGTAAAACTATATCTGTGTTTAATGCGTTTGTTCCAGCATTGTCTTGATAAGTAATTACTGCACCCATCTTGTTGGTTGATGATGGAGCTGTAATATTGTTGCCAGTAAATGAGCCAGTTGCAGAAGTAACTAAACCTCCTGTTATATCACTTCCATTTGATGCAAATTTAATACTTGTTGGATAACCTGTTGTAATAACATTAACAACTTCAAAATATCTTATATTAAGTGTACCACTAAAATTTAATTTTAATGAATAATTACCTGAACTATTGTCTGTGTACCAACCTTTATTAATATGACCTTTATTACTTCCATCTGTTAAATCTGCATCTGATGATGAGTTATCACTATTCCATCTATTCCAACCCCCAACTTTTGTAACAGAAGTAACCGAAGTTGAACCTTCACTTGAAAAAATAGGATTATCACTTCCATCATATGCTTGAAAATTTGTTACACCAGCATGGTAATTACTACCACCACTTGCTTGAGCTACTCCTAATAAATGATACTCAACATCATTCGTAAATGCTCTTACTTCTCCAATATCAAATTTTAAACCCCAAGAATCTCCAGAAAATCCAGAAGCTTCTCCACCTGTTTCGTTTAAAGTCGGCATTGCAAGTACTCCAGTGTTTTGAGTTATTCTTGAATTTTGAGAACCAGACCAAACACTAGAATTTCCATTTCCTGTATGAACAGCAGTACCAGTTAAATTTGAACCACTTACAGTGCTAATAAACTCACTAGCATTTCTTGTAACATTTGTCAGATTAGAAATAGCCGAGCTATCTTGGAATACATCAAAAGACGCAGAGTTAGTATTAGACGCATTAAGATTTTCTTGAGTGTGTACTCTTAATCCTAATGTAGAAATATCATTAACAATTTTATTATCATCAAAAGATGTTGCGTGTTGAGATACATTAGATGCTGCTATTCTTGCATCTGCAAACGTTCCTGAAGTAATAGAACTCGCAGGAAATATATATCTTAAATCTTTATAACTAGCCATATTATTTGTCCTTTAATAACCAACCTTGTGTTACATCAACATAGACTAATGTAAAAGCAGCTCTTTCAGTTGACACTGTCATATCTGATGCTGCACCTTGAATCTTATGTCCGTTTCTTGCAATTGTTATATTATTTGTATCTGCTGTTCCAGCATAATCTATTATTGAAACTTCGTTTCCAATAGTTGCAGATGCTGGTAAAGTTGCCGTAATGACTCCTCCTGTTGTATTTACAAAATATCCTTCACCTGCTACAGCAGTAAAACTAGAAGTTTTAACAGCTTGCCAGGAGGTTCCGCCTACACCAGTTGGTAAGTTTACAGTTGCAGTAGTTAAATTAATAGTATCGCCAGCTTCACCAATTTGTAAATTAGTTCCTGACTGTGGTATTACTTTATCTACTTCTATCTGACTCATTATATAATTACCAAATTACCTGTTACTGTTATTGTACCTGATACGGTTACAGGGCCAGCTAAAACTCCTGAGTCCATTGTTTGTTCATCAGAAATAGTTGATGCATGTGTTGTTATATAAGTTGTGGCTGTCATAGCTGCAGACGGAGCACGTTTTGCAGGATAAGTACAAAAAACAGTTTTAGTTCCAGCACTAAAATCTACTTTGTTATCTGAATTAGAAGAGGAGATAACGGTATCTCTAGAAAGTGTGTCAGGTGTTGCATCTGTTACAGTTCCAATACCAACTTCAAATTCAGCAGTTCCATCGTTAGATATAGCATAGAACGTGCTGTTAGTCGTACCAATACCAGCAACAAAAGTTTCAAAACCTACTTCGGTTCCTGTTAAACTAAATGTTCCTGTACCAGTAGTTGTACTAGTTTGTTTAACTCTGTCATTTAAAACAAAAGCCATTTATAAAATCCTTAATATTATGCGTCACCAATTCTAATAATCGCACTTGATGAATTGTTTGTAGGAAACTGAATGACGAAATCACCATTAGTTGCCGTTTTATTTCCACCAAAGTCTAATACTAGAACCAGTTCATTTCCACCACCAGTTGTCTTGTATATCGCGGCACCAGCAGCTGTTAAAGTAACAGATGAAAAAGTTAAATCAGCAAAGTCTATGAAAGCAATGTTAGATGATATTGCTACCCCACTGTTTGTTAAAGTATTTCCACCTGCTGTATAGTTTGTTCCAACTGAACTAACTTGGTTAGTTGCTGAAAAAACTGTCGAAGCTGTGTTATATCCTGCTATGCTAGTATACAAGGCAAGTTTAAAAGAGTTTCCTCCATTACCAGAAGTATCAAAATTAAACGTTCCTTTTAACAATCCAGTTTTGAATGAATCAGGTACTATATTTGCCATATTACTATCTCCTTAGTATTTAGATGGTGATTCTGATTTAAGTGGAGTACGAATAACACCATCATTATATTCGTCTCTGCGTCTACGGCCTTGTTGTTCAACCGCGTACGATTGTATTGCTCTTTGAAAAGACTGTTCGTAGTATTGTAACATATCTGCGGGGCCTTTCAAGTATCCATATGCTTCTACCAAAGCAGCATATAAAAGTAAATCTTGATATTTATTAGAAATATATGTTCCAGATCCACTGACAGAAGCGTCTGTTAAACTGGTAGGTTGCTTTACATATGCTAAAGTTATTTCGTAAGTAGCATCAGGTGTAGGGGCAACAACCCAAAAATTAGCGTCCCAATTAGCATAATATTTAGGTAATCCATTAGCAGTGCTTGGTGTATCGTAGTATTCTGCCATAAAACTGGTGTCTCTTTTTTCTAAAAATGTTTGTTTATTACTTGAATCTTTTAATTGAACATATCTTATAATTCTTAAATCAGATGGTATTGTTACATACCTATTACCAACAGCTAAATTTGATGTAGCATAAAATCTATTATCATCAGAATCAACTTGTCTATATATTCTGTTTTCAGCATTTTTTATTATTGTATTTAAAATAGCAGTAGATAATACAGAACTATCTACTTCCGTATAATTTCTAATATCATCTTGTAAATTTGTTAAAGTGTATGCCATTATGCTGTAACTGTAACTGGGCCTGCTGAAGCAAGTCCACCTCCTCCTTTTAATGTACTAGAAGCTGTAACTCCTGATACAAATGTATAACTATTATCATTAACCTTTGTAATTGTATACCCTGCATTATTAGTAATTGTTGCAGACGAAACATTTCCTACATTTGTAGTATTTCTAAATCTAACAGTATTACCTGTAGATCTACCATGATTTGGTTCACTAACTACAATTGTTGTACTACCATTAGTTATTTCAAATGGATTCAATGGTAATAAAGTTGGAACTGCAGTTTCTGTTCTATCAGGTCTAGCATCTCTTAAACCTTGAGGGTCAGAGGCATGTGGTTTAATTTCTAATTGTGGATGTTTAGGTTCAAATTCAGATATATGAACAAAAGATCCATTCCATTCTTTTACCATTTCTTTATATGGAAACTCCATACCTGATCTATCTGATATTGCTTTTGAAAATTTTCCTGATGCTCTATTTGCCATTATGTTCCTGGATAATAAATTTTAGGTGTTATGTAAGAACTAGTTGAAGATCCATCTTCAGCTAATGCTCTATTTAATTCATCTTCGTATAGTAATTTCATAGCTTGTATTCTATCTGGTGCATACTTTTGTGATAAGTAATAAGATAATCCTGCTATCATACAAGGAACAAATCTGTAAGGAACATCTGCATCGTTAGTGTATCCACCTGCATCTTGTATTCTTTTTACATAATAAAAATTTAAAAATTTTCCATTTTCGGAAGTTCCTGGTGTTAAGTATAAAGTTATTGTAATTCTATCTATAAATCTTTGAACATAATATTGTGTTGGTTGACCTGTTGAACTTTTATTTGATAGTGCTTGATATTCTGATCTAGATATTTTTGTTAAAGATACATCAACATTAGATGCATTTCTATATACAGCTTCCAATACATCATCAACACCATAGACAGCTGTTGCATCAGATGTACCATCTGTTGTGGATCTAAACATGGTATATACGGCTTTTCCGTTTACTAATGTAATACTATTGTTTGCAACTTCCCAATAGTGCAAACCTCTATTGCCCCATTCTTGAAACATTATATTTAAAGAACGTCTAGCACTTTTTAATTGATAACCAGAGACACCTTGTATTCCTATTCTTTCGTAAGATTCTTCTACTATATCTGCAATAGAAAAACCTTTTTCAAAAGTACTTGTGCCAGAGGTAGTGTTTGCCATTTAACCTCCTACTTATCTATTATAACAGTAACAATTGCGTTAGATAAAGCAGATATAGTCATACCGCCTTCAAACACAATTCCATCCTCTGCTAAGTTGTATGAAAAAACATCTCCGTTTGGAACATCAGCTTGAAACTGAGTTACTGAATTACCATCTTGTAAAGTCACTGCTCCTGCACCTCCACTAGAAGATAAAATAATTCCTCTGAGTCTTGTTCTTCCTCCAAACACAGCACCTGTAGATGTTTTTCTTACTGCTTTTACATCACTTTTCATTATCCTGTGTATCCTATTGTTAATGATCCTGTTCCAGTTACATCTGCATAAATTGTTGTTTGAAATCTTATACCACTACCTGGTACAAAAACATCTAAACCTTCGCTTCCAAATGTTGAATCAAATTCTAATTTAGTTGCATCTACACCTGTTGCATCATAAAGTTTTACATTTGTAAAACCTGTTGCTAATATGTATGTAACTCTGCATGGGCCAATGTTTACTGAACCACCTGATTTAGTTTTTAAAACACCATCAGCTGTTGCCGTTGTAAATTTTTGATCACTTGCAAATGAACCTCCGCCAGCCATAATTTTCTCCTTGAATTATGTGGGGCCATAGCCCCACAATAAATTAATTATGAACTTGCTATGTTTCCACCTGTGTCAACTCTTTTCCAGTTTGTTCCATCTGAAAAAGCATAAATAGCAGCACCTGCTGCTCCATTGTCAACATAGATTAAAACGCCTTCATTTTCAGCTGCATCAAGAGTATTAGTTCCATCTGTAACTGTTGAAGTGCTTGCAAATGAATAAGTGTTTTTTCCACCTTGTTGCGTATCACCTGCATTCTTATTTGGGCCACCAATGAATCCATTAAGAGATGTCACTGGGCCTTTAAATGTAGTATTTGCCATTTTATTTTACTCCTAGTAATTAACGAACATAGTCTCTAGGTCGTCTATCATACTAGTCTATGTTCTGATTAGTTGTATGATAAGTTAAATATATATAAATTTTTTGAAAAGCGCAAGGAATCCTTGGGAATAAAATTGAGTTTTTAGAATTAAAATTATATTCTTGCTAATTCTGCTTCTGCAGCTTTAATTCTAGTTATAAGATTTTTAACCTCTATATCTATTTTGACCATATTCAAAGTATATCTGTTTTCTTTTTTATGGTCTTCGTCCCATTTCTGATCTAGAGATCTCTTCTTCTCGTAAAGATTCGTTATCTTTGTTTGAAGTTCCGCCATCTTCTATCTCCTCGTATGTTACACGCAATGATTTATTATCATAAAATGTGTTATACTCCATTTTTATATCATTTTTTCTGATCTTGTCAACTATAGCATTTTCTATGCTTTCAGCGGAATCTCTACAAAATACATCAAATTCCATGAAGTATCCGTAGGCAAATATTTTAACGTGAAACTTTTTTTCCATAATTTAGAGATAAAAAAAGGGGCTCGAAAGCCCCCTTTTGTTTAGTTCGGTTAATTATTACGCACCTGGTGATCCAAAGATACCTCTAGGGTCTGAGAATCCAAAAGAATATCTCTCTCTAGCTTTGTATCTAACATTACCAGTGTCGAAATCACCTTCCATAGCAGTTTTGATTGGTGCTCTGACAAACATTTTCATACCATTTGGTACATCTGTTTTGATAAAGAACGCATCTGGGTCAGTTAAAAAGTTATTAACTACGTATCCTTGTGGAATCATTCCCATAGATACTGTTGCGTTGATATCATTGTCAGCAGTTCCAGTTCTGTTTGCAGACTTCATAAGTCTTTCAGCAGTAAACTGAAGTTCACTAGGAATGATCATTTTCACTCCTCTAGCTGCTATTTTAAGACCTCTTTCGTCTGTCATCTGAGCGATGTCGATTAACGCTTGCTCTAATGATGTTTCGTTAAGGTCTGCTGAAGTTGCCAACTCATTTGAAAATGAACCTGCAACAGTTGGGTGATCAGTAGCGCATAACTCCTTACCATCTCCACCTGCATTTGCAGCATTAAATGCGTTGTTCAACACAGCGGCAGCTTTTACCTGCTTAGTGTTTGCCATAGATCTTGCTAATGCCTTTGTATATCTAGACGCAAGTCTGTCATACAAGTTATCCTCAATCGCTTCTTCAGTGATTGCGAATCCAAGTGCTATGGTTTCGTGATTATAACGAGAAGTGAAAGTCTCTTGTGCATCATCAAATGATATACCTTGACCTTCTGCTTTGACTTGTGCGTTTGCAAATCCAGAAAGCATTACTTCTTCTTCGAATGCTCTGTCTGAATTCTCAACATCGTAAATCTCTGCGTGTTGATTCTCGTATCTTTTGTATTCCAGGCCGAATAAAGCATTTAAACCTGGCTCTAGTTCTTTGACTAGCTGTGAACGTGATATGGCCATTGTCTATCCTCCTTATATGCCTGTTGTC